CAATTGTAAAAGTAAAGGAGGCGCAAAAACAACAATCAGAATACAACAAACAAATCCGTGATTTTGGCACAAAGATTAAAGAATTGGGCGAACAGGAATTGGAAACGAATAAACGACGTTTAGAAGAAACGCAAAGAATGCGCAAAAAATACAACGACAACATGCGATTGTTGTTTGATGATTTGACACGCGCAGAAGGCGAAGAAGATAGGGCCGCAATCAGAACAAAGATTCAGGCCACAACGGCAAAGTTGACCGAACTTGAATACCTTGAAAAATCGTATCAAAAAAACATTGAAGCGATAAACAAAGAAGCGGCCGACAAACAAGCCAAACAAAATAAAGACGCAGATAAAAAGAAAAAATCAGACCGACAAAAACAATTTGATGACGAAGTTCGCGAAGGCATTGCACAATTGCACCGTCAAGCCGTTGAAGAAGAAAAATTCAGAAAATGGCAATTGCGCAGTGAATTACACCAAGCAAAAAAAGGCCGCGAAGAAATTGCAAAATCAAAAGAATTAAACGGCGCAAACTTAATTGCCGGGACGGCCGTTGCGCCCGTTTTGATTCAAGTGAAAATTGACCCAAAGTCATATTCGCAAATCGTTCAAGATTTCGACCGATTAATGACCGACATGGCAATGGCGGTTGAACGATTGGGTGAAGATATTGCAATATCATTGGGCGAAGCGTTGGGAAATCAATTGTCCGGTCAAGGCAATGGCATTGAGGGTTTTGTTCAATCAGTTGTTGGCCAATTGGGCAATTTTGTCAAAACAGTCGGAAAAATGTTGATTGCGTATGGAATCAGCGTTCAAAAATTTCAAACCGCATTTATCCAACCACAAGTTGCGGTTGCAGCCGGTATTGCGATGGTTGCATTGGGTACGGCGGTGGCAAACCAAATGAAACAAGGACCAAGCGTGACCGCGTTTGCCGATGGTGGTATTGTTAGCGGACCGACATTGGGTTTGATGGGTGAATATCCCGGCGCGCGCAGCAACCCGGAGGTCATTGCACCTTTGGACAAATTAAAAACATTGATGAAGCCCGAACAATCATCCGGTTATGTTGCGCAAACGCACATCAGCGGACGCGATTTGGCCATCGTTTTGGAAAGATACAATAAAGATTCACGGCGCGGATAATGGCAAGGATTTACAAAGGTTCGTTTTTATCAATCACAAATGTTGAATACCGGGTTGAATTATGGGATTCACCATCAGGAACAACACCGGAAATTGTTGCGCGTTTATACAATGCGCGGGTTCAATCGGCCGGTGGATATATTGAAGGCCAAACATGTTGTTTTGACAAATTAGAAGCATTGAATTCATCGGTTGAATTAACATTGGCCGGCGATGGAATCAGCATTGAAAGGCAAGGCGAATCAGATTCAGTTTATAGCAATTTTATCAGACCATCACGCGCAATCGCCCAATGGGTGATGCCGGATCAAAATACATTGGATGATTTTGTCGGAATTCAAACCGAAGCGGAAACCGCATGGGCGATGTTAATATATCGCAATGATTCATTGATCCATGTTGGCCGCGTATTGGCCGACCAAATGACGCGATTACGCGAATCCATACAAAGCAAACCAATCATTGATTTGGTGGCCGTGGATGGCCTTGAATTGATGGATGGGTACAAAGTGCAATCATCATGGTTTTCGGATGAATACATCACAATAAACCAGTTGTTTCGCCGTTGTTTGGACACATTGGATTTGTCGGATTATTGGGTTGTCAATGGAACGCCGCAACAATATTTGTATGATGGCACATTGTTAAACGAAGATAGTGCGGCCCGATTAGGGTTCGACATGTATAAACTTTTTGAATATACATTTTTGGAAAATTTTGATCCGTTTACGGATGTCAAAGTTATTGACACGGTTGGATGGCAAATTGAACCAAATTATATTTCAGCAAAACAAGCGTTGGAAAATGTGTTGTTGATGTTTGGGGCGCGATTCACTCATGAAAATGGCGCGTATTATGTGATCCCATTCAACGCGTATAATAACACGACATCAATCAATTTGCGTCAATATTCGTATACCGGGCAATATATCGGGACGACAACATATTCACACCGTCAAACAATTGGCAACGATGTTCGGCCATTGTGGATGGCAAAACCATCATTGTACTATCAACCAGCTGCACAATCGGTGACAATAAACACGCATCGTCAAAATGTAGCAAAAGCGTTGCGCAGTTACCCAAATACATCATCATCAACATTGTCGTTGATTGCCACGGATATTCCAACCGGGACATCACCGGATGCCGCACCGATGCGCATTCGTTTTATGGCAAAATCATTCAAACGATCCGACACATTGGGTGGGGTTTTGTATGTCGAAGATTCAACCGATGTTTACTACAATATCAGGTTGCGGAATTCGGGTGGCTCTTATGTTTATTTGGACGCGAATGGATATTGGTCCGCATCGGGGAATTCGGGAAATCAATTGTATCGCATGCCAACCAAAGACATCAAAGGCGGTTGGATCACATCGGAATTTGAATTGTCGGTGACAACCGCGCCGGTCGGTTACACCCGATTGGAAGTCAACATGTTTGTTCATGGTGTTATTCTTTCCTATTCGGGCGGTGGCAAATGGAAAAACGGCAATTCAGCGTTGAAGGATTTTTGGGGTTCAATTCAGGTTTCATTTGCAGATGCGTCACCATATCAAAATGCGGATTATATTTTTGACATCACGGAGGTCATCACCGCATCCACAGCCAATTTGGCGAATTCAACACCCATCACAATTGAATCGCCATATTATACGGATTCCCTGAAATACGGAATTGGTAATTGGTTGGTGTTTAACGGCACAACCGATGTTTTGGCATCGGATTGGTATGGCGGTTGGGATTCAATTACACACGGAACAATCACCAAAATGTTGGGGTTACAAATGGCATCGATTTACGCCAATTTTGTTCCGGTGGTTCGTGGAACATGGATTGATTCCGGGTCATTGACTGCAATCAAATCATTATATTTTGACAATTATTCATGGGTTTTGAACGGGGTCAAATACAATTGCCGTTCGGAACAATGGGATGGCGAATGGATTGGTGTTTCACCAGTTTATACCTTGACAACATCATCCGGCGAAGGTTTAAAAGTCGAGCAATCACAAACCGGGAATCTGAATAATCGTTTGAATTATGTTGAATCAGCGGTGACAAATTTGAATTCAGCGATTTCCAATGTTCCGCAACAAGTTTTGGAACATTTGGTCAATGATGCCGAAGGCGCGCCCGCATCGCAGCCAACATTGAACACCCGTTGGGAGGTGATGTTGAGTTATGACGATTCAACGGAATTGGTTAATTGGCGGATTCAGGAACACAATGCGCCCATCACATACACGGCCGGGACACACACCATCACCAATGGTTATGAATTAATTTTGTGCGATTCATCCGGCGGAACGGTTACGGTTGATTTACCTGATCCGACAATATCAAAAGGTAAAAAATATTATTTCAAAAAAATTGCATCATCACATTCGGTTGTCATCACCGGCGGCGGGTTTGATATTGATGGCAACCCAACAAAGGTTTTGAATACAAATTTTGAAACATGCACAGTTATCAGCGATGGAACGCAATGGTGGCTGATTGTTCAATAAATGTTGCAAATGTTTATTGTCACGATGTTATTTTCGAAGCATTATGGCAGAAGCATCAATTGACATCGTTGCCGGTTACGATGGATTTAAATATTTCGGATCGGGGACGGTTACATCCGTAAGTTTTGACGCGTTGGTTGTTCAGGCCGACACGGTGTTCACATCGTTCACAGTTACCCAAGAAAACGGAACATCCACAAATGTTTTGTCGGCTCGTGGCATGTCCGGAATTACTTTTCAACAAGGCGCATATTTGCCCGCCGGCAAAGGCAGCAAAATCACCGGATTTGTAATCAGCACCGGAAGCGTAATCGCATATTAAAATGATTGGAATCAGCGCATTAGGAATTGGCATTCGAAGCGCACAATATTTGGGGCAAGGTTGGCCCATCGTTGTTGCGTACAAAAGCCGCGTGACCGCCGATGGCGGTTTCTATGAAGGTGTTTCATGTATGTTAAACAAATTAAACAATCTATAAATGTCAGATTTATTGAATTCCGCGTCATTGGTGATGATCCCAAGCGGATACAAAGAGGATATTGTATATTCTCAAATTCCCACCAACGGAAGCGGAGATTTATCATTCACCCGTGCATCCAACGGAACACGCATCAATAGTGCGGGGTTGGTGGAGGTTTGCCCGTGGAATTTGTTGCAACAAAGTAACACATTTAACGCAAGTCCGTGGAGTATGAATGTAACAAGTGGACAAGCGGGTAAAGATGGACAAAATAATGCTTGGTTATTAACAAAATTAACTGCTACTACAAGCGACTATTATTTGAATAATGTTTACAATGGCGACCAAACTTTTACGATTTATGTAAAAAAAGAATCAAGCAAAGGATTTAAGTTATATCCGATTGGAACAACTACGGAAAATGTCGAAGTAAACTTACAAACAGGGGTTGTATATTTAGCGACGGCGGGAATAACATCAACCACAGTTGAAGCGTATTCGTCTACTTGGTGGAAAATTTCGGTTGCATTGAATATGATAAATAGTAATTATTATATTTATGTAACGAACGGGGCGGGTACACAGATTGCAAGTTCAATCACAATACAAGATGCTCAAGTCAATATAGGTCTAACCGCCAAACCCTATTTCCCAACAACCGACCGCTTAAATGTACCACGCCTAACATACCAAAATGGCGGGGGCGGATGTCCGAGTTTGTTGTTGGAGAAGCAGAGTACTAATTTGGTGTTGTATTCTCAAGACATTTCAAACACAAGCGGAAGTTCTTGGGGTGATGGCTCAAGCGGTGGAACTGCAACAGTAACTGCAAATTATGCAACATCTCCCGATGGCACACAAAATGCAACTCGTATACAATTAAACGAAGGTTCTTTGTACGCAGTTTGGCAACAAGTTATTAGCACAACGGCGGGAACTACTTATAGTTATTCTATTTGGTTAAAAGCGGTAAGCGGTACACCAACAATTTTATGGTTATATGATGGAACGGCAAACCAAAATGTAACTTTGACAAATGAATGGGTGCGTTATACTTTTACATTCACGGGCGGAACTCTTGCTATTGCAAGATTTGGACTTTGGAGTAGTGTTTGGGGAACATCAACAACCGCAGACATTTTGGCTTGGGGCGCACAATTGGAAGCCTCATCGTATGTTACTACGCTAATCCCAACAACATCATCAAGCGCAACAAGGGTGGCGGATGCTTATTCTCGCTCTTTGTCAAGCATTATTTCGGGTACTGCATATATAAACATTACGGACAATGTTGCATTAGGTTCAGTAGGAACTCACTTATATGGTCCATTTAGTATAACGGGCGCATCATTGGGTCTTCACTTGTCAAGACCAAATAATCAAAGATTGCGTCTTTGGACTCAAGCGTCTGCGAATGTATTTCAAACAACTGTAACGAACTTAAAACTTGCAATTACTTGGGATGGAACAAATGTAAATGTATACCAAAATGGCGTTAAGGTGGTTACAAATTACTCATACGCATTGACCAATGTAAACAATTTGTTTTCAAATACAAACCTTGAAAGTTCGGCCACAATTGCTGAAATTGTTTTGTTTAATTCAGTTTTAACCGATGCCGAGTGCATTTCACTAACAAGTTAAATTATGAAATTCCAAAAATTCGAGTTCACCCCAAGCGAATGGGCAACACTCCAAAAAGACATACAACAAACCACAACCACCCCAAGCGGGGAAACCGTGACAACTTGGAAAGATTGCGCAGTTGTTGAAATTGGGTTTATTTGTTTAGAGTGGGGGCAAGTGGATGACAAACCCGTTTGCACAAAGCAAAGCGACAAATGGGCGGTAGACATTCTATTCTATTCAGAACCCCCCGCAAGTTTTGCCCCGTTTGAGGTATGGCCACCGCCAATGGGTATACACACATTCAGCGGGGATGATTCACTTTATTTGAAAGGGTATTGTGAGAAATTCCCCGATTCACCTTTTTGCGTAATCCCAACACCAAATGAACAAATTTAATAATGACACCACGGCGGCGATTGCCACGGCCATTTCAGGCAGTTCAGCAATTATCACCTTCACGCAAACTTATCAGCCAATCCTTACCTTTGTGGTGGGCATTGTTGGTCTTATTTCGGGTTTGTTGGCGGTGGTTTATTACAGTAAAAAAATCAATCGCATCAAATGACAGTAAAAAAGCAAGTTAACGCAAACGCGTTGCCCGTTTCGTTTGACCAGTTCAAGAAAAACCCGGTGGCCGCGGTGGCATTTTGTATGTTGGCGGCCGTTTCATATTTGTACTATGATGTCAAAAGTTCGTACACCGAACAAATCGAAAAGGCCAATCAAAAAATTGACCAATTGGATTTGAAGGTTGACCGGATGTCATCAGCGTTGAAAAAATCGGATTCGGCATTGTCGGCCGCAATTACGGAATTGCGAATCATTAACACCGTTAAAAAGTTATGAAAACGATTTTAACGGCCTTTGTTGCCATCATTTTGACATTAGAAATGATTTACCCGGTCGGGGCTGTAAACACGCCCAATGTGGACGAAATCGAACAAATGTTGAAGCGCGTTGAAAACAACATGAAAATGGCATCCAATGTTGTTTCCGCTGCAAAGAAGCAAGGCGAACAATTGGTTGAAAACAAAGTTGCCGAAAAGGCCGAATTGAAAGAAGCCGTTGCAACCGCTGAAACAAAAATCGAGGCGATGACATCAACCATGTTGTTCATGGGCGTTGACACCGGATTGGTTGGCATGGACACCGCGTCAATCAACAACATGTTAAAATTAAACGGCTTAAAATAATGGCAAAGGCAAAAACATCATCCGGCGTGAGTTGGCAACCAAAGCCAAAGCGCAAAAACAAAGGTGTTCACTCAAAAAACAATAAACCCGCAAAAAAATATCGCGGTCAAGGCAGATGAAAAAGATTTTTCAAATATTTCAGGGCGACAAAGGCGAATTCAGTTCCAAACGATTTGTTGGGATTGTCGGATCATTCATTTTGTTTGGCACAATGGCCCACAATTCATTGTCACCCCAAGACATCGCGCCATCCAAAGAATTGGTTGAAGCGGTTGAATGGATTGTGATTTGTTGTTTGGGATTCACATCCATCGACAAATTTGCAAACACCAAAAACGATGCGGAAAGTTGATTTGACCATTTTGTTGTTGGTGTTGTTATTTGTTGGTGGTTTTGCATACCTTCATTTTGCAGTTCCAAAACAAACCAATGTTGTTCATGGCCCGGCCATCAGGGTTGTTCAAAAAGAATTCGACACATTGCAAATCATTAAAAACAAATACAAAACATTACATGACACGCAAATACTTATTCAAAGCAAATATGAAACACTTTTTGTGGCTTATCATGGCGATACAAGTTGCGCAGCCACACGCCGCATCATCGCAATGCATCGATTCCTTGACAGTTGCGGAAAATAATTTATATTTATTAAAAGGCGCGGAGGCGCGCGAACAATTGGCGTTGTGCCGGGAATATCGCAAAATTGATTCCGAGGTCATCGCACAACAAGAACGGATCACAAACAAATTGTTGGATGAAATCAAAAAGCGTGACGAACGATTTTACCAGCTGCGCAAAGTGACAATTGCATTGGGCGTTGGTTTAATTATCTTTGTATTGTTATGATTACAATTGCAGATTTGAAACGCACAATGGCCGCCAAAGGTTATGCATTTTTTGAAAATGGGGATTTCAATTTGAACATCATTGGTGTTCGAAATTCAGCAACCGGGCAAAAGGTCACAAACGCATTTGATGACAAAATCGTTGTTGCCTACAAAGAAAAGGACAATTGGTTCATCAAAGAATGGGCAATCACCACCGACAATGGCGCGGGGACGGCCCGAATGAAGCCCGGACAATATCGCGGTTCACATCACATTGGATTGCATCAGGGCAAATATGAAGCGTTGAAACAATGTGGCCCGGTGACTGTATTCCGTGATGACATCAAAGATGGCGTGTATAATGAGAACGCAACGCAAACGGGCGTGTTTGGCATAAACATTCACAAAGCCGGTGTTGATTCAGTTCAGGTCAACAATTGGTCCGAAGGTTGTCAGGTGTTTAAACGCACCCAAGATTTCAACCAGTTCATGTTGTTAGCAAAAAAAGCGGCCGCCTTGCATGGCAACCGCTTCACATATACTTTGATTACTTCAAACGATTTCGCGTTGAAATAGGGTTATTTGCCCATTTTCGCGTTGTTTGCGGCAATGTCGACCACTTCATCGGCAGAATATAACCCCATCATGATTTCGGGGGCGTATAAACGACCAAAAAAAGCCGCCGCCCTATATTTTAACATCAATTCGGGCATTGTTTTCCATTTTGATCCGGGTTTATCCAACCATCCTTCCAACTTTGCCATTTCCATCGTCACCGTTGGGCCTTCCAAAATTGCGCCTGATTGTTTATCCATTGTGACCGCCTTGCACGATGTCGGTGTTGATTCAAACCGCAGCGTTCCAAATCGCCCGCATGAATTTAATGAGGCGATGATAAATGATGAACCCCATGATGGTCGTCCGTGGATGATGTGCAAATTTTGCATGACCATCAAAGGCGATGCGTTCATCCGGTGCGCCATTTCCAATGCCACCATCGTGTTGGCAATGTTTCCTTTGTACTGATTTGGGACAAGGTCGGATGATGACAATAATTTGGCGATTCTTTGGGCGTGTTCAAATTGCGCCGGGGCAAACACTTGACCTGATTCACCAGTTGTGTTGCTGTTGATAATTGTTAATTCGTTGTTTTCCATTGTTCAGCAAATATACACAATGTTGCAAATGTCAACAACCGATGCGCGATATTTGCGCAGATTCATCCAAACTTATCGTTGTTTCATCATTGTTGATTTAAGGGGCGGCCGCCGATGGTTGCCCCTTTTTTCGTTCAATACGAAAATTTTTTAAAAAAATGTCACAAATGTTTTTTTGTTTGCAAAATGTGTTTTAACATTGCATCAACAATTAAGAAAAACGACATGGATTTAATCTACCTTATCATTTTAACGCCCATTACCATTGCGGTGATGTATGGCGCGCATTGCATCAAATTGAATTCAAAGCGATTCAACGAAATGCCGGAGGCCAAACCCTATCAATTTGAACGCGATGAATACATCCCGGAATTCAATGAATTCACGCAAATGTTGGTTCAACGCAGAATGTACAAAGGCAAAAACAAATAAAACAACGATAATGATTTACATTTTTTTAACCATCAGTTGCGTCACCGCATTCATTTTGTGGTTGATGTACAATGCCAGTCGCGCGCAAGTTCGCGGCCTTGAAAAAAGCGTTTGGAAACAAAACAAAGTCATTTTTGACAATGAATCAAATTTGATGGCGCAGAAATCGCAGATTGCCGGATTGACCGACAAATTGCACACATTTTCAAATTTGTATCAGGATGTTCAACGGAAATACGAAGATTCGATGATCCGTGATGCCGCCATCCGTGAAAAAGCCCGCATTGCAAAACAAAAGCAACGCGCAAAGAAAAAGGAGGCCGGCAAATGAGCGCAAAAATAATGGCGTTCATGCGCCAAATAAACGAAGGCAAAGTTGAAACCAACCGCGCCAAAATCTTTGTTGCAATCCAAAAATGGAATTGCGTTTCCACAAAAACATTGATTGACAATTTCGGATTGCACCCGACCGTTACATCGGTTTTGTCATCACTTGAATCAGATGGTTTGATACGCAAATGTGGGGAAATCGAAATTGGTGGGCGCGTATTTTCACAATGGGCGGCGCATTCCAACATTGATGGAATCATGGCGCATAAACGCGACATCGAAGAAAAGAAAAAGGCGCAATGGATAAAACGGGCGCAAAATTCCGGATGGATTGACAATCAAGTTGCGTATTTTTTAACAAAACATGTATTGGATGGAAAATAAAGTCATGACACCAATGGCCCAGTTGATTGAATTCATGGAGGCATTTGAAAAAGTAAAATTCAGGGATTCAGAAAAGGAATATTGGTTGATGAAAGAAAAGATTGAAAACCAAATGGCCTACAATGCCGGTTTCAGTTTTGCCCACAAAAGATGCAAACAAAAGTTTATTTGGTCACATGAATTATGAGTTGGAAAATCATTTTATTAATACAATTGCACATTTTGGTGGCGTATGTCATCGGGTATAAATTAGGGAAACAAGATGCAAAGAATCACGGAAATGGTTGAAATCGCAATTGGCGATGAACCAACAATCACAAACACACAATTAAAAGCCATTTTAAGCGTAATTAAGGACGCCGAAACGAAAATTTTGGTCAAGGTACACAAAGACGGTAAAAACACAATTTTAAGCAATGAAACAAGCCACAACGCAATCAAAAGATTATTTTCGTGAATTTGTCAAAGAACGCAGCAAAAACGCGCGGTTGTCATTAGACATCATTCGAATGCGTGACCAGTACGAACGCGAAATCGCTACATTAAAAAATGAAATTATTTATCCCAAAGTAAAATTTAAAACAACATTGGACATTCAACATGAAAACGCCGTTAGCCGGTTGGATTTGATGAATCAGGTGTTGCAATGTCTTTGTGAAGTCGGATCAATGACACCGGGAAAAATAATGGGTCGATTGCGCGAAGGTGATGTCATAATGATTCGGCACATGTATTCATTTATTTTGCGCCGTCATTATCATTTTACATTTGAGCAAATCGGAAACAAATTGGGGCGCGACCATTCGTCAATCATTCACGCCGTGAACACATTTGAATCATGGAAAAAGACCGACCGACATGCGCGCCAGCTGTACAAAAAAGCGTTGGAAATTTTAAAATTGGAAAGCGATGGAGAAAGCGAGTAACACATACAAAGAACGCCAAACAGTCGCAAACATGTCGGAAATGTGGTTTGTTGATTACATGGAATCGGTTGGAATGCCAGTTCAAAGGGTTGGGTTTAACGAAAAAGAAATGAACATCAATGGGTTTTGGAACATTCATCGGTTGATCCGGTCATTGCCTGATTTTGTATATTTCAACGCCAAAAAACAACGCATGATGTATTTCCATATTAAAGGAACAAATAAGATGAAAATTGACGATGTTATTAATTACAGCGCATTTGAATTCCTTTTTGGTTTGAATGCTGATTTGTTCATTGTTTTTATGTTTGAACCGGGCAAGCCAATCAAACGAACCATGCGCCAAATACGGGAAATGATGACCGGATTGACAATCGCAAAATGGCATGATGGCAAACAATATGTTGCATTAGATTTAAAACAATTAGATGGCAAAGGATAAAAAATCATTTGTGTTGTATTGCGATATTATACACACAATCGAACAATTAACGGATGAGCAAGCCGGACACCTATTCAAACATGTTTTGTATTATGTGAACGACCTGAATCCCGACACCGATAATGTCATCACCAAAATTGCATTCGAGCCAATCAAACAACAATTGAAACGCGATTTGGTGCGATACGAAAAAATCCGTGAACGCAATTCATTAAGCGCACGCATGCGATGGGATGCGAACGCATGCGAACGCATGCCAAACGATGCAAAAAATGCCGATAATGATAATGATAATGATAATGATATAAATATAGTATTGGAACAAAAAGCCAAAAAGCCAAAAAGGTTCAGCAAACCGCCGGTTGATGATGTGCGTCAATACATGGCCGAATTAAACATGAATGACATGTCACAACGGTTTGTTGATTACTACGAATCAAATGGATGGAAGGTTGGCAAAAATCCGATGAAGGATTGGAAAGCCGCCGTTCGAACATGGAAACAACAAAACAATGATAAACAACCAAAACAAGAATCTTTTTACAAACCCTTAAAATTTGACTAATGATGTGGATCGAAGAAATTAACCAAAACACCGCCGTGGTGGTATTCAACGGCAAACATTTATTCACCGGGACATGGTACGAATGTTCGCTATTTATCAAACAATACAATGAGCAATAAAAAAACAACAATGTTGACACCGCAACAAAAAGCCGACCAGTTAATCAACAAATTCCTTTTTGTCAATTCAGAATCAGTTGAATTGGTGACGGGTGAATGTGATGTGATTTTTTCATTAAACAAAAGCGATGCGATTGAATGCGCGTTGATTCATGTCAATGAGTTAATCACAGAAATGCGCGACAATGAATTAAATTTCCAAATAAAAACACCGCATGGCGTGTTTGTTTATTGGGATGTTGTTAAACACGAAATCAAACAAAAATAATGAGCAACAATAAACAGAGTAGCGTGGATTGGTTGATTGAACAAATCAAAAAAGACATCAATTTGAGATTGAGAGGATTTGATATTGACAAAGCACTTGAACAAGCCGAAGCAATGCGAAAGGATGAAATTAAAAATGCTCAAATGGATATGTTTATTCATCTTAATAATTTGCCTTATGGTTTAGAATATCTTGAAAAACGACAAAGTGCAGAAGATTTTTCACAACAATACTACAACGAAACTTACGGAGGTAACAAATGAATGACAAAATCAAAGACCTATTGTCTACTGCATACAAAACCGATTCAATAGAAAAAAATAAATGGCGTATTGAAAACCGAGAACAACTAAGAGAACAGAGAAAAAAAGAACTTAAAGAACTTATGGAAAAAGATAAAACAATGAGCAACAATAAACAAAGTATGAAATGAAAACATTCATTATCACAATTGAAATCGAACACACCGACCGCAGTTTTCAGCGCCCAGAGGTTCAGCAGTTTGTTGCACAAATAGGCAGCCCTCAGGCGAACTGGGTAAAGGCAATGAAACAGGCGTTTAAGCAGACAATACTAGGCGAAAAGGCCCACGACATCCAAGTAACTTATGCGTTGAAAGAATGAAAAGAAAACGATGGACAGAAGCGGAAACCGAGCAGCTGCGACAACTTTACCCAACGACGCTTTGCAAGGATCTAGCCAAGGTTTTTAACTGCGAAATTGCCCAAGTTTATAACCGTGCTAACAAAGTCGGATTGCACAAAAATGCGGAATGGCTTTTACAACACTATAAAGACACATACAAGGGCCATGAACGCACCCAATTTAAAAAAGGTATGAAGTCTTGGAACAAAGGAATGAAAGGCCTACAAATCGGCGGTAAAGAAACCCAATTTAAGAAAGGGCAAACACCACACAACACCAAACCAATCGGGCACCGTAGTACCAGGGATGGCTATTTAGTAGAAAAGACAGAAAACGGCTTTGAGTTTGTGCATGTGCTACTTTACAAACAGCATCACGGCGAAATACCAGCCGGCAAGTTTGTGCGGTTTATCGATGGCAACCGTCAAAATATCTGCATAGAGAATTTGATGTTAATAGACAGAAAGGCCCACATGCTACAAAATAGCATCCAAAATTTGCCTGAGCCGATTAAGCAAGTTATACATATTAAAAAATCAATCACACGTAAAATTAACCAACTAGAAAAAAATGGCACGCAATAAAATTAACGATTTGAGAGATCATTTGTTTGAAACCTTGGAACGCCTTAAAGAGGGCGATATTGACATAGCAACAGCGAAGGCGATGGCCGATGTCGGGCAGGTAATTATTAACTCGGCGAAGATAGAAATTGACTTTATTAAGGCCACTGGCTCTACAAAGGACAGCGGATTTATTAAACTGCAAGAAAATAACGAGAAACTACTATGAACACAGAAAAAACACCAGTCGAAACCTATGCACAGAAAATGCTAGAACTACTAACAGCGTACGGCCGTAATGCCATCAACGACGATCAACTTTTAACCTCGGCATTGCAGCTGCGAAACGAGTGCCTGGATGCTGAAAAGCGAGCGCATCAGGAATGGTTTAACAAAGGGTTTGAGTTTTACC